GCAGAAACAAAGAAATCAAAAGATGTCAACCCTCAATCCAAACTACGAGATGCCAACTTCACCCACCGCGACCGGATTAAGTCTGTACACAGAGGACACCACCATGGAAGTGGCGGAGCTAATAAACCAAATGGAATTTCAACCGGACATGATCAGGAAGGAGTTTTCAATGAGTTACATAAAGCAAGTAATCGAGGAATGCGAGTCCCTGCTTGAGCAAGACGATCTCAATCACGACGAGATCCTCCCACTTTATCGAATGCTGGGAAGACTGGCCAAGAAGTTGGAATTCACGGATGGCAAAGCGACGGCCACCACGATCCGACACACATATGGCATTTTCAAAATCGCTGAGATGGTCATTGAGCAAGGAGGAACAGTTGACATCATCGAGAGCTGTAACGGCAACAAGGACCAAGTGATCGGTGATTTGGACCTGGGCTACACGCTAAACAACTCTGAATACCGTTGTGACTACACTCAGAAGAGTTCTGACGAAAGTGGCAGCATTCACATATGGCCCACTAGGTCTCAAAAGGAGAAATACAGAAAACTAAGGCTGAACACGGAAGGTCATGAGAAGCTAAGGGTGGTGTCTTACAACATGGCAAGCAAGTTTTTCAACCTAGCCGACGTCAAGATCAGAATTTTCAGATCCAGCCCAAGAGAAGATGACTTTGAATTCGTTGACAAAGTGACCAAAGGTGTTCACAACTTGGACTGGGATTCCGCACAAGGTCTACTAGACTTCTACTCTGATCTATACAGGGACTTCAGTAGAGAAAGGTCAACCATGGTTCAAACACCAGGATGTTACACTGATCGTGACTCATATCTGAAAGCCCTAGGAGCAATTTCCCACAACTGTGTGACAAAGGCTCAAACCTATGAAACACTTCGCGAAGAGATGGGAAATTCGCTAACTGCCTCAAGGAACCAACACAACTTGGCAAAGAGTTACTTTAGTCTTGATCATTATGACAGGATCGGCAACGTGGAGGCGGGCACACGTTGGTTTCAACCTTTGCCAGAGGTCAAAAGAGGGTACACAACGAGAGACCCGTTTGAACGTTTGCATCAAATCGTGACAGACATCAAGAAGGAGTGCAAGCAGGTCGATCTCCTCACAGAGATGATTGCACGTCTCCATGTGCAAGATCACGTCATTGCTAGGGACATCAAAGGTGCATTCAGCGGGAAATACGACGACCTGACTAGTCGTTTGACTGTGACTAGATGTTATGCACAGGGGAAGAAAATGGACGCGTATAAAATAAATGTGATGAAAGTGCCAGGTTACGAGAGCTCTGTCCTAGACTGCTTGATCACTCCAATGAGAGACAGGAACCCCAGCTCAAAATTTAAAGACGTTGGCAAACCTCTGAGCGCACTAGAGAAAGAATATGAGAACTACTCAACCTTGATGAACAGCCAAGGGACTGGATCATACATGATAGACGACGTCAATCTCATGATAGATGATGTCCTGGAAGATGGACCAACAGCATCACTGACCAGAGAGATCATGAAACGCTGTCTGGGCACCATGAAGAACAGCAAACTATTGTCTCAAATTGCACTAACCACGGAACTGACCCATGCCATACTCACTGGACCGAGGAAGCGCAAGAGATACTCAAAGGACGTTGGGGGAGTGCAGGAAAGGGACTGCGTGTTTGGACTGACCTGCGTTGCTGACCGAGCATGTGTGGTGTCTCACAACTTGGGACCACTCACCTTTGGAGAATTCAAGGATGTCACATACTTCCTACACGGTGACCTGACCAGAATGGACTCGCCACTGTTTGTGAAACCTCACGAACCCACCATCACATCCCCCCTGAGCATGTCACCAGCACAACTAGACTGGAACACCACAGTGTTGCACAAAGCTATGTCTTGGATGGCATTGAGATTTGAAACGTGCATGACACACTTCCCAGACAAAATGGCAAATCTACCCAAGGAAATGGTCATGCCATTGTCAATGGTTTTCCTCAATTCAAACACCTTCTCCCAGGCAGCCGACCAGTTGCGATACTTCTTCGTGAACGGCATGGGTTACACGGCTGGAGTGGGGCCCCTCTTCGAGAAGATTTCTTGGTACACCCCAAAAACATGTCTGGAACAACTGTACATTTTGAGAATGTTCAAGATGTCCGACCTAATGGCTGTAGCCAAGAACCTGAACATGACAGACAAGCTGGTCGTAAGTTCCAGTGTCCACATTCACGAAATCCACGACCTGAAGATGACTTTTAAAGTGGATGGTTACATTGTTGCCATGCCAGATGAACACGAAACCTATCTAAGCCAGCAGCACACCTTCAATTCTTTCTACAACAGCCGAGCCTTGACCATTCAACGTTATCAAAAAATAGTCTCTGAAGCTCTGGTTGTGCAAAAGCAACTAAGCTCAAGGAAAGATTATCTCAGCATCAAATCCATGGACCTACCTCACGAAGGCAGATTCATTGAGCTACAAGATGAGTTAACCTCAGACGATGTGATCTCACTAATCACAGACCACGACTTCTTGATGAGCGCCGCTCAGCCTTTCTCCCCTTGCCCCAGGGTGGAAATCCTCGGTTTCCTTGCAACAACAATCAAGCTGCGACTAGCCAACGACAAAACTGTCGGCCAAACTATCAAAAGAATCTACCAGTGTGAACAAGTTCACAGAAAGCTCAAAGCAAGCACTGTCATGAACAACAGGGGAAGCGTGAGAAGCAGCAGCACTCATGGTCTGGTGGTCAGCAAAGTAAAAACAGTTGGGAAGAAGAAGGAGCAGGTCACCCAGAACAGCAAATGCTACAGAACTGTCATCAAACTGTTGGACGACTTTGCCAAAGGGAATAAAATACCAGAGTGCCCTCAAGACAGAGTTTACTTACCTGACGAGGAAGCCGACAAGGACTCACTACACGACCTAGTCAAAATGGTCGAGCTTCCAGACAATCTGGGTGCCGTTGTAGCTTGGTTAACCAACAATTTTGCATCATGTGTGTCCAAGATGGTTCACAAAGACCAATTAGGAGCTAGGGAAATCGCTGTCCTCAACGCTCTGGCTAGAATAATGTGTCGATATGTTGAAGACCTAGCACGACATGTACGAGATGTGAACCTTTCTCTAGGCGACAAAACAAATCTGATTGAGGTATCCGACAAGAGAGACATTGTTCTGCTGGAAAAGAGAAGAACAGACGCCATGAAACAAAAAAACAACATCTACTACGACAGCGCTGACTGCAGCGCATGGGGCCCAAGTATGATGTGCCATGACTTCTATATGACACTGAAGTTAAGGTTCCCACGAGACAACAGGACAACTATGCTACGAAACTGCCTCTCACTGTTTGGCAGCAAAATCTTCAAGATCCCAGATGCCATCTACCTAGCCACAAAGTCATCCCCTCCATCACAATCCAACTCAATTGTTGATAAAGTCAAGAAAGAACTTCTGTCAATGACCCAAGAGATGGGAGACTTCTCAAAACAACTCATCTACTTAGAGGAGAGCATGCACCAGGGAATCCTCGGATGCACATCGAGTGTGAAAGGAGCGGACGCACACAGCCTATCCAATTATGTACTGGAAAGAATCTTTGAGCAACATGACATGAAGGTTGCCACATTCAGCACATCCGACGATTATGCGAGAATCTTGAAATGGAAAAAAGGGAGTGTGGGTACCTTCAAAATGCTTAAAGACAGCCTCGATGTGCATGTACACATTATGAGAACTGCCGGGATTAAAAGAAATCTGCAAAAGTCCACAATCTCCAAGAACTATTTCGAATTCAACTCAGAGTTCTTCACTTCTATTGGAGAGGTCAAACCCGACATCAAATCTCGACTAGCCTATGTAGACATGTCTTCAGACCCAGACCCTTATCCCACTGCATACAGAGCAATGACCCAAGGAATCGAGTTTCTGCGGAGCGAGACCAGTTTGATGGGAGCGAGCTGGGTGTTCCTTTTAAACAACGTCTTGGCCATGTACACCAACCAATCACGACCATTGTGGAAAGACACAGGCAGAGACATATATCGAGTGCCACTTGAACTAGGAGGACTAATCAGGCCTGATGTGATGAAGTGTGTCATCTCTCACCCGCTAGTGGGAATGGCCAACAACTACGCTTCCGAGAGCAATCTTCCACTAGCCTTCAGCATTATGGCGGATCTGTCTCCCTTCACGTCAGAACTCACTATGGTTACCGAAACTGGAGCCACTGATCTGAATGTTCCCTCACTGTCGAGATCAGGCACCATCCATCTTTGCAAACGAACACGGCGGTCAACAAGAGCTCTAGAGGAATTCCTCTTGTCAGCTGACCAGTCCATCTTTGTAGGAGCTCACACCTCTAGACACTCTTCCAATCTAGTGTTAGCCCTGATGGCAAGTGCACAAAGAGAGAGAGCCATCACTATGGACGAAGGAACTGCATTGAGATTCATGGTCACACAAACTCCATCTGAAGTGAAGATTTACAGGGTGAACTCAAAACTGCTGTCATCATGGACTGGTGAGCGAATGCTGTCTAGAAATGACCTGCATCGCTTAGCCAAAGTCCATCTACTAGCAGACACCTCATACGAAACGTCCACAGATTGGCCATTGGACTTCGAACAGATGTACATGGACCTAAATGTCTACAAGGACACAATGAGACAATTGCAGCCACAAAACATGTCACCAGTTCCCAGGATCGGTCACACTCATGTCAGAAGGCAAACATTCAGCAACCAGACTTATGTCTATGACGCCATGGCTGAATTTGAGGCACAAAACCTTCCAATTGCACTCGGAGGACACACCAGTCTCCACCCCTGGAGATATCTAGAGGGCAAAATGACGTATGCCAACTTCCTATCAAAGATGACCACTAGGAAACAAGGATTTAGACTAGTGCTGAGAGAAAAGGACCAGGTGACTCGCAACTTCGCCGAGTTGCTCCTTGTTTCGAACTATATGGGAGGCTGCAGACTGCATTACACATTTGATCCTACTCTATCGCCTCAGCTCCCTGTGGACAGCGCACTAACCACACTACTGCCAGTTCTTGACAGCTCTACCAGGCCCCCAAACAAGGGAATCACAGCCAACCTCCTGTCACCTGGGTTGAGACAAGCAATAGACGCTCAGAAGGTGGCATGGATTGATGTGACAGATTTCGTCAACATGCTAACCAGACAATCCAGTTACTTCATAAGGTCACAAGAACTGCAACAAACAATCTTGACAAAACTGTCGACTTCTGGCTACTCTGAAAGACTGAAAGTGACCCCATCCAGACTTGCCACAGGCATCCCAGAGTCAAAATTCAAATCATCTGAGGGTGTCATCGCATGGCAGAGAAACATCAGCACAGAACATGGCCTATCTGGAAGAGAGCTAATCACCTATAGCAACTCAAAGTACGAACATCATCTATGGGGCACACTCTTCGAAGTGTTGAAACCAGACGACAGTGACTTGGACACATACCATCTCTCCAACATCAATGAGTATCAGGACCTAAGAGTGAAGTTCAGAGCCCTACGAGGATTCCTGATGCTCACAGAATATCATTCTGCAGACCCGATGCAAGTTCTGTCCCAGAGCGTGCTAGAGAGCCACCCCATCAACTTGTACCTGAGAGACAGGCTGGTTAGAGACACATGGTTCATGGATAGAATGAAGCTGAAATCAGTTGCTCAATTTGACTCAGGTGCCATGATCGATTATTATCAGGCTGCTTCGAACCTAGTTCTAGATGAGCCAGAAGTGATGGTTGAAGATCAAGCAGAACAGGACATGTATGACCAAGAATCATACAGTGACAGTGACTCTGACGATGGAATCAACTTTGATGCCATCAATTCCATGGCATACATGGTCACTGAACAGGATGCAATTATAGTGCCAGAAGAGGAAGACAATCGATCAGAAAGCTCAGAAGGAGAAACCTCAGCACCGGTGTCATCGCAGAGCAGCATTCGACAACCTGAAGGAGTCTTGATCAGTGTTCTGTCATCAGCAGTCTCGACCATCCCAGTGAGTCAAGTCACAAAAGCGGAGCGTCACTATGGAGGAAGGTTTGCCGAAGGGCTGATGATCTCACTGCCTATCAACATGGGCTTTAGAAGACTAGCAGACGAGGATGGTGTCACCGCTATCAGACAACTCTATGATCAGGTTGCGGATCTTGACGAGTTGGACAAACTCTGGGTAGAAGATGCATTAGACCAATGTTTCCTGAAAATGCCTGAAGTGATCAACGAGCTGTCGAGTCACCGGACGAGGTACGAAGAAGTGGATAATGATGATGAAGATGACTTCTAGTTTTTGTGTTTTGTTTTTCT